ACGCCAAACATAGCAAAAGCTACCATAATCGTTTCAAGTCCGTTCATGCAGCCTCCTTCATATCTTTACGGTCTGCGATTCCTACGTCTTCACAAAACCGAACAAACAATCCCAACTGACGGCCGAATGCCTCAATTTCCCAAGGATAATCCCAGTAATCAATTTTATCCATGTGCATTTTTTCACCCTTGAAACGTACCATCTTTGGAGTATTGTAATATTCATACATTTCATCTTTTGCCCACTGCTTGACGTGAACCATTTCATGGGCAAGAGTGATTAAGATATTCCGAATGCTCATAGAAGCATCAATTTCAATAGTAAATTCTTTAGGACGCCGGCCTTCATCTTCCCAGATACATGTTCCTTCTGTATCAAATTTACTGGAAAGGTTGCGATTAAGATTAATGTTGATTTCCAAAGCATTCATCAAACGCTTACCCATCAACCTTTCAGCATACCACAAAGCAGCACGATCAACGAGAGTTCGTGTTGCTTTGTTAGAACCTTTAATATTGAGAAGCATGTTGTCTCCTTGATTTCCGATTATACCTAAGTATACCATATAGGATAGGGTTTGTCAAGAAGAAAATTACCCCAAATCACCACTTTCTGACATATCATACAGACTCCATACCATAATCATACTACCAACAGTAGCAAGCAGGATGGCAGTAGAAAGGTCAGCAGTTCCTTCAGTTGCAGCAACTCCAGCAATAACGGTACATATACCAATTACAAACTTAAACATTTTTAACTTCCTCTTTGACTTTTAAAAAACGCAACAGGCCTGACCTATCTTCTTCATCTGGACCATTGATACTCTCAAAAACAGCTTCTGCATCTTTAAATGCATATTGTTTTTTGAATTCTTGATATGAAAGAAAAACAGCATCCTCTTCCATTTCTATCAACAAATTTTTCAACTGGCTCATGATAGAATTAAGCTCCCGTCCAACGACTTATGTAACCATCTTCAAGGATATTACCCCTTGCAAAGTTCCGAGCAGGAGCAGCATAACCAGCGGCTTTCAGAATATCACCCTTCTTGAACTTCTTGTCGTTGTCGGTGTTGACAACAAAGCCCCAAACGCCATTACGTTCTCTGGTGATTTTGATGTATTTGGTTCCTGCCTTGTAGGAAATACCCTCATTGAACGCAGCAATCATCTTCTCATTGGTTTCGCTCAGGGTCACACAACCCTTGGCATCAGCACATTTTGTAGTCCATTTGAGATAATCTTCTTTAATATTCTCAAGCAGGGTAGTCATTTCGTTATTCATAGCAATCTCTTTCGTTGTTTCCTCAGTTTATAATTAAGTATAACATACGAATTGGGGTTTGTCAAGAAGAAAATGCATTATTTTCAAAAAAAGTTATATTAACCTGCTGCTAAGCCGGGAGTTTGAGGATATTTTTCTTGCTCTACAACCATGTAATTATCATCCCAATCGAATGCTTCCATTACGACATTCTTGGATAATCCTTTATATTTCTGATGAAGTAATCCATCCTTTGCTGCAACAAGAATATCAGCCTCATCTGGGTGCAAACTTTCTAACAATGCAACAAACATAGATTCCCTTTTAGATTGTGTTAATATTGGATTACCACCTTGAATATAATGATACAATTTACGAGCCTCATAGGACAAATTACTATGTTCTGTACCTTCTGGTGCATCATTAGGTCTAAATGGAACCTCACCTTCTGGAAGGGCCCATACAATCTTAGGGTCAAATGAAGACTTAACCACCATACGAAGAGCATCCGTTTGATAGTGCTTTAAAAAGGAAACCTTTTCCTTTTTTGATTTAATTTTTGATACTTTACTAAAAATCTCTGCAAAACTTAGAGTATATGTGTCTATCGCCATTAGAATTCTCCTATCGATTCAACGAGGTTGCGTAACCTCTTTTGTGTAAAATAATTTAGTAGTTTGCTACGATCACCTTCTGGTGCGGTATTGTAGGCCTTAACACATTCCAAAAGTAAGGATGTTGGTGACTTATCTAAATCAATCAACTTTTTGTTTCTCTGAAAATTACGTTTGACTTCATCATTCGGAAATTCACCACCAATCATCTCAGCAATCTTCTTCTTACTTAGGGGTTTCTGACGAAGACCATCTACAAAAGTATTGTCTGGTGATAGCACATTAGGAACACCATCACTACTATCGCCTTTTAGGATATGTTCATTAAGATAATCATTTGGGTCTTGGCCATTAATAAACTTTTTGGTTATAGGACTATACTGTGTAACATTACAGAATTTCTGCAACTGAATGAAATCCTTGTCTCCTGACAATATCAACGTCTTACCGTTGTCAAACTCCAATTCACCACTTAGTGCAGCAATGATATCATCGGCCTCTGCGCCATAAACTTCCAAGTGTTTATATGGGAAAAACTCTTTTAGTTCAGACTTGATGGCGTTTAGAACTTCAAAGATAGCATCCCAATCGTTGCTAGAAGAATCCCTAGTCTTCTTACGACTGTGCTTATATTCAGGGTAATAGTCCCTGCGCCAATAGTGTTTGGAGTCATAACACAGAACCAACTCACCATATTCATCACAAAATTTCATACGATACATGCGTAAGGAATTAAGAATCATATGGCGAACCATATCTTCATCAGGTTTGGTCTGCTTTGTCATGTGCAGATGCATCATTACAGATGCAACTGAAATCTGATTCATATCAACTAATATCATAATTATTATTTCTCTCTATTTACCATATGAGCATTGAAACTCATACTTCTTCTTTCACCCTCACACTTAAAAGGATATACAAAATGTCTTAGCCATGAAGGAAAGACTAACAACTTACCTAATTCTGGTTTAAATTTTAAATTATCACTACGAAACTCTTGGCTCTCTCCAAACATAAATTCTATCAATCCATTTGCTGGATAGTGATCCTTAAAATCTTCTTCAACTTCTTCACTCATCTTAGGTGGTAGTTTAAGATATACGACAGCTGAGAAATCCCCAGTGTGATGATGCCAAGGATTATATTCTCCAGCATATTGACTAACTACCCAACTATGAGTCAAATGAATATTGTCTATAGTAGGTTCTGTATTATTAGCAATCTTTTTCCAACCATAAGAAGTATTGTTTTTGATACTTTCTTTAAGATAATCAACACATGCATTCTTCATAGTAGTAAAAAGAAACTCCCTATGTTCTTTATTCTTAATAGGTATTTGAACTTCTTTATGAACTTTACCAACAAGCATATGCGACCAATCCCATTCAATGCTTGCAGTTTCACTATTTAGAACTTTATCAGCTGTATCATTGACAATATCTAAGAACTTGTCTGGAACAGATGATTCCATAATCATAGGACTAAATGGCTTATGGAATTTCAGGGCCGTCATCATCTTCACTTTCCATCATATCAATAAATTTTTGAACAGCATCTTCTTTGATTTCAGCAGTAAAGTTATTATCCTCTTCTTCTGACATCTCAACAAGAGATTCAACCATCTTATGAATGGGATGTTCTAATGACATATCCCTATATATACACCCCTTTGTCAACTCAATAATAAGAGACATGTCTTGAGCAAAAGATTTCTGACCAACATCAACATTATTATCATCCATTGTATGGATCATTTGAATAAGTAATGTTTGGCACAAATCATCTGCAAAGGCCATATCTTCTCGGCGAGCAAGAGCTTCTTCATCAAGAGGCTTTACTTTTCTTTTTGCCCACGGACCCTTTATCACGTTTCCTGTTTTTTCCTTTGGAGTCATCTGACTTCCTTCCTTCATGTTCTGGTATGGAATTATCTTTATTCCACATTTCCTGTGTATATACTCCACCAAGTAATGGATAAAATACACCAACATCATATTTTGGTTGTCCCTTCTTAGGACCATACCAATAGTATGCTTGAGCGACACATCGTCTACCTATTTTCTTCTCTTGATGTTCACCATAAAAAACATCTACCCAATCTCCATCTCGCAAATATTTTTGCATGGACCGAATGTATCCCTCATGACTAGCAGCTTGAGCAATAGAACCTTTAATATTTTGTTTGATTGCTTGTTTTTCAGATCGCAGCAATTCTTTTTGTGTTTTAATCCATTGTCTAACTTTCTTTGGACTAAGTGGATATTCATCAGGCAAATTGTGAAGATTATCTGCTAAACCAGACATACCATAATCAGGGTTTTTCTCTGCCCGTGCTTCTCTCGCCTTTGCAAGACGTTCTGATGCTGCAACTTTCTGCTCATTAGTCATAGGTTTACGAGCTTTGCGTTTCTTAGGCGCTTTCCATTCACTATTGTCTGTGGTAGCAGTTATCTTCTTTCGTGCCATGTTACTATTTATCCCTTTAGGAAATATTGAAAGATACCGTTGAGAAAGATTGCACATGCAACCGCATTCACAACAATTAGTGACC